ACGCATTAAGAAAGATCTAATATCAATATTACGCTATCTGTATAATTAGATAGCTATATATTAGTAACAGTTTTCATCGCACTTATCTATTGTCTAGCTCCTAGTGCGATGACCTCAAAGCCCAGGTAGAAATACTCGGGCTTCTTTTTAGGTTGACTTTCTAATACTAACCATCGTATACTAATAGTATGTTAACCTATCCGCACGTCGAAGACTATTTGGAATACCTTGGTGGGTATGAAGTGGGCCTTACTGCTTTAATAACACCACACAGCGTGAATAGAATAAGTCTGGCCCGCTATGACATAGCCATAGTCAACAGCATGGCATCAACTACTGTGTTTGGCACAGCACTCACTGATAAACAAGCAGAACTAGCTGTTAAACTGGTATTAAAGTACCGTAGACAGTTCGCTAAACTAGGGATAGATGTAAGCACAGTCGAAGCACCTGTGTTCCGTTTGGCACCACGCAAGATGGATCGTACCAAGGCTGTTTGGTTAGAAGACGGGAACATAGTAGTCAAGTTCCCCTATGACAATGACTTGATCAAAGAGCTACAAAATTTTAGAGAAGAAAGCCAAGGTAAGGCCTGGTATGATCGTGATAAAAAACTATGGAACTTGGCTATAACAGAATACAATGTCAATTGGATTATACCTTGGGCTAACGGTTATGGATTTGAAGTTGATCATCAGGTGCAGGAGTTATTTGCACAGATACTTGAATGCGAACAGCAACTATATGAGATTAAACTGGTCCAACAAGGTAGTGAATATGCTATTACCAATGCATCAACAAGTTTAAATGAATATATAGAACTTCGTGGTGGGTTTGGACGTGATAATCTAGTCAAGTTAATTGACTATGCCGGCTTATGTGGATATGACATAGATGATGACATCAAGAATTACTGTATGGAACATTATCCTACAGCATTGGTAGCCATTGGTAGCAAGCACAGCATACACCTGCCACCAAGCCCCGCACACTTGAATATGATATTTGACTATGCCGAGATCACTGATCGTTATCCCGTCTGCATTTATAATCCTACCTTGTTTGAAATAGATCTAAGTCGATTCGACGAAGAAGAGATTGTCAGATTTGATAGAAATGGTAAAACAAAGACTAGCGATTATGATCCGTATCGTGTTAAAGTAGTGTATGCTGGAAAGATACCTGCGACCTGGGACTTTCCTGTGCCATTGATGGTAACTACCTTTGAGATGATGTTTGGTGGACGTAAGATGGACTGGACACGTAGAGCAGAAAAGATCATCTACTATGGTGCAACACAAATAAGAGAACACGACTAATGGCCTTGGCCCGACTAATAATTAAAGATGAAGTTAATGTAAAGATAGAAGGTTTAGATTTACATGAACGCAAAGAACTCAGCAATATGTTCAAGTATGAGATACCTGGTGCACGTTATTTACCCGCAGTTCGTCTAGGCAGATGGGATGGTAAGATAGCATTCTTCCAAATGGGTGGTAGCACCTATGTTAATCTATTACCGGAGATCATTCCTTATCTAGACAGTCAAGGATATCATCTAGAGCTAGAAGATCTACGTGATTACAAAACACAGTATGACTTTGAAGAAGTAACAGAAGATACATTTAAACACATTAACTGGCCGGTGAAACATCCTATGGCAGGACAACCGATTGTCCTACGTGATTATCAAGTTGAGATTATCAACAAGTTCCTTGAGAATCCACAATGCTTACAAGAAATTGCTACAGGTGCAGGCAAAACTTTAATCACTGCGGCACTGAGTTATTGCTGTGAACCACATGGACGTACTATAGTCATCGTTCCAAACAAGAGTTTGGTCACACAAACAGAAGCAGACTATATAAACATGGGACTTGATGTTGGAGTCTACTTTGGAGATCGTAAAGAGTTTGGTAAGACACACACTATCTGTACTTGGCAAAGCCTAAACATCTTGCTTAAAGGATCACGCAATCATGAAGTGGACATCACCATCGGTGAGTTCCTACAAGATGTTGTCTGTGTCATGGTTGATGAAGTACACATGGCCAAGGCAGATGCGCTTAAAACACTGCTTACTGGTGTAATGGCACACGTACCTATACGCTGGGGATTAACTGGCACGATACCTAAAGAAGACTACGAATTTGTCAGCCTAAAGTGTAGTATAGGTGACGTTATTGGCCGATTAAGTGCTAGTGAACTACAAGAGCAGGGTGTATTAGCCAACTGCCATGTAAACGTTCTACAGTTAGTTGATCATGTAGAATATAAAGATTATCAAAGTGAATTAAGATATCTATTAGAAACAGAAGAACGATTAAACTATATCGCCAAGTTGGTAGAGTCGATCCGTAAATCAGGCAACACACTGGTCCTGGTAGATCGTATCGCGCCAGGGCGTGCATTGATAGAGAAAATTAAAGATGCTGTATTCGTGTCAGGAGGCACTAAAGCAGATGATAGAAAAGAACAATATGACGATATTGCGACTATGGACGATAAGGTTATTGTCGCCACTTATGGGGTTGCTGCTGTTGGTATTAATATTCCTAGAGTTTTTAATCTTGTGCTTATTGAGCCCGGTAAGAGCTTTGTTAGGGTCATCCAAAGTATCGGGCGTGGCATTCGCAAAGCGGAAGACAAAGACTTCGTCCAAATCTGGGACATAACATCAACATGCAAGTTTGCCAAAAGACACTTAACAAAAAGAAAGCAATTTTACAAGGAGGCTAACTACCCATTCGTTGTTGAAAAGACCGATTGGCAGTAATTTATGTATATACTAACCCTAGAAAACCAAGCATATGAGATGAATGAGATACCGGACGAAGTTGAGGATCTACGTTTTGCTATATTAGATAATAGTGATCCAAAGAACCCAGACTACTTCTTCATTCCATTGATCTTTTTGGAATCATTTAATAGTCCTGCCCTGGTATTACGCATTGGTGGCAATCTAGTTAAGATGCCTGTAGATTGGCAGATACTCATTGGTGAACCAGACTTTGGTGATTTAGAAGTTATTCCATTGACTAGTATTAACGATCGTGGATTCAGCGTGTTCTGTTTTAATCCTTTAGACAGTTTTAAACCAGAGTTCCACCCGATTGAGATCGTGGATATATATCAAGATGTCAAGTGGTATTTCCCAAAACTACGTCCAGGGCAGATGTTGGCTGTGCCAATCAATGATGGCCCACATCCATTGTGTGCTTATTTTGTCAAAGATATATCACGCCAAAGCGAAGTAGTTGACTACGGTAAAATATGGTAAAAGAATGGGTAATTTAAAACCAGGTGCAACCTACATATATGAAAGCCCAGATGGTGGCGAAACTACCTATGCCCGAGAGATCGGGGCACCTCCAGAATCTCGTGTAATGATCGGACAAAGCTGGCTAGCCAAAGAACAGATTGAACAGCGCATGTGGGAGGATATATACCGACATCGTAACCGTAATAATGCTTTACAACATGCGGTGGAAGAATGTATAATTATATATAAGCTCTCAGAGGAATATAAAGATGTTTAACCCAAAAATGTTCAAACAGAAAAAGAAACGTGAAGTGGATCCAAATGCTCCACCGCGTCCAAACCTAATGTCACATGATAAAACTATCCGCGAAGGCAGGATAGAATTTGATAGATTAAGAGATTTAGTTAATCAACAAGCAGATGAGATTACATCATTAAAAAACAAATATAACAATATGCAGTCTAGTGTAGATAGGATATTAGGTTATCTCAGCAAGGGATGGAATAAGAAGTGAGCAGTAGTTTAGAAATCAAATATGAAATGCAGGCATATGATCGCAAGGATCGTAGTTACTATGATAACTTCACAGACGAAGATCGTAAGAAATTCTCAACATATCTGATGTTGAAATATGGTGCCAACGTCAGCGGCAATAAAGATCTACAAGCCTATTACCTAATGGCTACTAATGAACGTGTAAACAAACATTTCTTTGACTTGGGATCTAAACACACCAAACTTCAATGGTTAACTTGTACTAGCGTTAGTCCAGCGATGGGTCCGCAGTTCCATTATTGGTTAGCGGCAAAGAAAAAAGAGGGAGATAATAAAAGTCAGAAGTTCTTGGCCAAGTTGTATCCTAATATGAAATCTGATGAAATAGACCTGATGGCAAAAATCAATGATAAACGAGATATTGCAGACATGGCACGAAACCTCGGACTTGATGACAAATCAATTAAAGCCGAGCTATAAGTGCAAATATTGTAGTAAAGAATTCCGCAAGGAGTCAAGCCTTGTAGTGCATCTCTGCGAAGAAAAACGACGTTGGCAAGAGGAAAAAGAAACTGGGGTACAGTTTGGACTCCAATCATATCTACGCTTCTATGAACTAACACAGGGTTCGGCTAAGATGAAGTCATACACAGACTTTGTGGCTAGTCCTTACTATCGTGCGTTCGTTAAGTTTGGACGACACATGGTGGGCATTCGTGCTGTTAATCCTAAAACATTTATTGACTACGTGATCAAAGAAAACAAGAAACTTGATCATTGGACACATGAGAAAGTATATTTAGAATATCTTAAACAGTATATGCGTAAAGAAGCAGTCCAAGATGCTCTTGAACGTGCCCTGAGGGAGATGCAGGATTATGCGGACGAGCATGGAGAATTTAAAAATGGATTTAGTGATTATTTTAGGTTTGGCAATCCTAATCGCGTGTGTCATCACATCGCTAATGGTAGGGTTAGCCCTTGGATTGTTTTTAATTGCGATACCGGTGTTGACTTTCTTAATGCTCTTAATGATGATCAAATTGGTCTTATTCTTCCTTGGATAGATCCAGAGTATTGGCAAAGAAAATTCCAAGACTATGTAGCAGACACTGAGTGGGTCAAACAAATATTAAAGGATGCAGGCCTTTGAAATTTAAGTCAGACATTGATATAGACTTTGCTGATCGTCAACAGGTGTTAGACTTGTTGAATGTCACACCAGCTAGTATCATACGAGACGGTAAATTAACACGTCATAATACAGGTGTTTATGCCACAGACATACCTGTAGATCCATTCACAGGATCGGCAAGTTTGGATTATCAAGCCGCAGAAGATCGTGGTTATATGAAACTAGACTTATTAAACGTTCATGTGTATAAACAAGTTCGAGATGAAACACATTTAATTACACTCATGCAGGAACCCGATTGGACTAAATTATATGATCCTGCGATATGTAGTCAACTAATTCATATCAACAATCATTATGATACCTTGCTTAAAATGCCTGAGCCCGTAGACAGTATCCCTAGACTAGCTATGTTCTTAGCTGTAATTAGGCCCGCAAAGAGACATCTGATAGGTAAGACTTGGAAAGAGATTGCTAAAACTGTTTGGGATAAGGTTGATGGTGAGTACGCATTTAAAGCCGCACATGCGATTGCATATTCAACTTTAGTAGTAGTAAATCTTAACTTACTTTGCGAACCAGCGTAATACTACGACGTTTACTTCTCTTATTTGATATTTCTTTAAGGCTTATATAG